CTTTAGGTTCATAAATCAGACAATTTTCTCGATGAACCTTTCTATATACTTCCTGCTCATCCTCAGACATCAGCCCGAACGCCCGGACGTAGGTCTTGTCTTGTAGTTTTTTGATTATTTCTCTTTCAATCATTTCAATCTCCTTAAAAAGCTCCGAGGCGTCCTTGCTTGTTTACCAGTTGGAACACTAAATTGTGAACCTCATAAAGTTAATGTTACTTTTCGCCCTCGATTCCATGAGCTACGTCCCCAGAGCTATTTACTTGTCATAAAGCCGGTTCGGGCGGGCAGGATTGCCTCGTACTTGGACTTAGTACCCTACTTATCAGGCTTTGCCTTTTCAGGATTTGCCAATGTATATGGTTCGTATGCAATCATATCCCACTTAGCAGCCGCCCGTTCCGGCAAAGATTACTGGCGTAACCCGCCGCCAGTTCTCTACATTATTTACTTGTCAATACTGCCGGGCAGTTCAGTTCTGGGCATCCCTGCCCGGCTCTTTTAGGAGGAGAGAATTGCTATGTTATGTGCCTGGGCAGGATTTAACACGCCTTTGGGTACTTTTTACGCTACGCTTGGTAGAGCTTCACAACCATTTCAAGCAACTACTGTCTCATCCTAATGCTACCCGCTACCACGTAAGCCGCCAGGCACATAATTTCTTGATATATTAAAGAGCTATTCCTGTTTTTCTCTCCAATTAGGGTCAGGACCGGCCCTTCAACTTCCATCTGTCACCTAATTCCACCAAGTTGGATGTTCCAAATAACATCTTTCTGATTCTATTTTTATATGCTATTTGTTTAATGGCATATTCAGCATATTCGAGATTGTCAAACCTACCCAACCGTGCCATAACCTCACAGCGAGTTTCATATTCAATGAGTTTTACGAGTTTTTGGGCTTGTTTCCGAGTTATGTTGTTTGGGGTTATCATTCTTTCTCACGATTATATCAGATAAATTCAGGGGACAATCCGTAGGGAACATGAAGCTTACATTACATCCCTTCAATGAATCTGTTTCAATACATAAAGTACATTTCTCGTCGTATCTAAATGGACAACTTGTAGGATATTCTATGGTCAAATACACAGGCTCAAGCATATCAAGACCATCTTTTCGTTCTATTAGTTTTGTTTGAAATGCTTCAACCATAAATCATCCCTTCATTAATTTCCTGATTCTTCTTGGAGATATTCGCAAAAAAAGCTCTAATGTAGTTATGTACACAGAGAATTTGTCAAAAGCATATTCAGTTTTTATTTTAGCCCAATAGTGATAAGGCACTATTGGTTTAAGTATTTTGTACAAATTATGAGACAGAATGACAATAGGTGTCCTGCGATTTCTTTTTACAATAATCATCCACCTGTAGGTTCTTGCTGCTTTGGCAGCTTCTTTGGCTTGGAGCATAAACTGAAAATACATAGGTGCTTTAGCTTTTGGGTTTTCAGAGCTTTCTATTAAATCAGCAAATGTATGTCCAGAATATCCCCGTTTTATTTCTATAGTGCATAAATCTAATAATGGTTGACCGATGGGGTCAATGGCCTGAATATCTCCGTATTGACCAAAGGTGCTCTTTCCAGTTTTATCCCGGACCTTTGCCCTTGCCCCTGACCCCGCTGTGCGCCAAAAGACATCCTCTCTTTTGTCATCAGTCCACCATCGTGAGAGTTGTTTACATATTTCACGCTCATATGCTGAACCTTTTCTCATTCCTTTACCTTTTTTCATGTTTATTCCTTAAAATATTGTGCCGCTGCCCAATTACAATACGCTTTTTCAGTTTCTTTCCCCCATATACCATCTATTCTTCCATGATAATAACCAGCATCTTTCAGTATTTGTTGAGCTTCACATGGATTTTGAACATAAATTCGAGTTTGTCTTTGTGAAAGTTGGTATTTTAATTCTCTGTTTTCACATACAAACCCCGTCACCAGTAGAATTAAAAGCCCCCAAGATACTATAAACATAAAAATTAATGCTCTCATTTGGTTGCTCCTAATAATCGTAAAGCAGCGTATTCTGCTATTGTCATTCGTTCACATTTTACATCTACACCAGCACACATTTCTAAACCACAATATGAATCATCAAACTTATGGGGTTTTGTATGTATGCAAAAAGATGGACAAATTTTATTTGGAGCAAGCCGGTGTCTATTTAGATGGTCACATATCCAAAAATTTGACATTTCTTCTGTCATAAAACACTTCTATATCTAATGCTTTTCATATTCAAAGATTTCGTTACTTTGTCCCATCCTTTTTGAGATATTTTATCCTCGGTGAGTTGTATTGATTTTGTTCCCTTGAATGGCAATTCCACTAATGGACGATTTCTTAATACCACACTTTTCCAACCAGCTTTAATATTTTTATAGGCTTTGGACATTTCCCCCAATTCTCCTATAAGATATTTGATAGCTGTTGTTTCCCCCACTTTGTCAATCCCCTTAATATTATCAGAGCTACAGCCTGCAATAGCCTTTACTTTTATCCATTGTTTGGGAGCTATGCCAAATGTGTTCTCAAATTTTCTTTTTGTCATAGTTTCTTTAATTTGCGGATTATAACAAATTATATTGTTATCTAACAATTGATACAAGTCATGGTCAGATGTTATAATTATTCCTTCTTCTAAATTAGGAACAATAGTTTTACAAACCATAGCGATAATATCATCACTTTCATACCCCGCTTGACAAAAGATGTTTCTGTAGCCGATGGTGTATAAATAAGATGATTGCAGAGCTTCCACTTGAGCACGAAATTCTCTTTCAAATTCCAGTTCTTCCTTTGTATATTCTTTATCTTTTCGATTGGCTTTATATTGTGGATAAATCTTTTTGCGTAAACTCGAATCCGAATCCCAACAAAATATGAAACGCTCTGTATCGAATTCTTCCCGAAGTCTTAAAATATCGTTCAGAAAGCCGTAAATAACGCCTGTAGCCGACCCCTTATCGCTTAAATCTCCGAAAACGTACTTAGCTCGGTGCGCCAGATAATTACAATCAAGTATTAGGTATCTACGCTTCATAATTTTTCTCTATAAATTATGACCTTTTTCTTGTCTGCTTCAAAAGTCAATTTGGCAATAGTAGGTGAATGTTCGTGACATTCATTAGCCCTGATAATTGCTATTATTTTGCCGTTTTCGTCTTCTAAAATAATTTTTTCTTTGTTTGTTAATGATAGTGCTAACATTTTAGTAACCTATAAGTTGCATATTCTGATATTGTCATTCGTTTGCAAGGAGTGTTTTTATTATCATTTGCGGAGCAACGAATATTGTTCGCACAAGCCCTTCCATTGTTTCGATGAGGATAATTATGTCTCGTATGACAAGTGCCTTTACACTTATCTAAAGCAGAACAAATCCACCAATTTGTGAGTTCGTCCTCATTCATATCTTGGTTTTCGTTTGATTGCGACTGCATTTTCGATTTCTTTCCAGCATTCACCAGCTATGTCACTTAAATCCTTTTCCATATTTTCTTTGCTGATAAGTTGTATTAAGCCGCTTCGTTTTCCTTTGAAATCAAATTCTGGGGCTATGATGCCATTACCTGTTTTCTTCCAATGTTTTTCACTGATTAAATAATCTATACAACTGCCGATGTCATCCATACCATAAGTATTATATATTGGCATTTGGATAGTCCTGTCTTTGCCGGTGATACGATTTTTCCTGACCCGAAGTGTACAAAGTGTTCCCTGCTGCCTGTCTTTTCCTTTGTATGCTTTCTTTATTTTTGTTTTAACATCGCTCCATAGCTCTAAGGTGGCATAAAACTGTAAAGCGTTGCCACCGCTATGAGTTTTGCCTCCGAAGCCTGTTAGTTTATCTCTTGTTTGATTGATGATTAACAAAATACTGCCTGATTGTTCTAACGGTCCTATAGCACGTCTAAGGTTTTGACTGTTGACTTTGGCTTTTCCGTCACCATAACTGCCTGCTGTTTTTGTCTCGGTTTCCCTTCCCCTTTTTTGTTTAGCAAATGTCTTAATTTCCTGCTCACTGGACAGAGCATCCATCGAATCGAGTATATAAATAAAGGGAAATCCACGGCTGCTTACTCTTTCTAAGTGGTCATAAAAGTCTTCTATGGTATGTGAGTTTGTTACCTTTAGTCGTTTGGAAACATCTTTGCCGAAGAACCTTGATATGTCCATTAAAGCGCCACGCTCTACATTATTGTAAATAAAAAGATGACTGTTAAAGTTATCATTTTTAGCCGCTTCTGCCAAACAGGTTAAGGTGAGCCATGTCTTCCCGCTTTGACTTGTTCCTACTATGAGGTAATAATGACCTTTAGCGAATCCTCTATCTGGATAGTCGGTGCATGCCAGATTTAGCATAGTGCTTCCTGTGCTTAGGTAATCTTTTCCAGTCAGAATTTTTTCCTCTTTCTTATGTAAAAGTTTTCGTTTTATGTCTTCCGTTCTCATGTCAATAACGGGGCATGGAATGATGTTGGTATTCCATGCCCCCTAACTCAAGAGGGTGCTTTACCAATCCTCATCTTCACCATCTTCTTCGGAATCATCATCGTTATTATCATCCCAATCATCATCATCTTCTGCTTTACGCTTCTTTTTGGATGTTTTCTTCCTTTTCTTGCGTTTGGGTTCTTCATCCCAATCATCATCTTCATCTTCGGATTTTTCGTCATTGGAATCATCATCTTCATCGTTTTCATCGTCATCATCATCGGATTCTTCCGGTTCTTCACGACGTTTCTTTTTACTTTTCTTGGTGCGTTTCTTTGGTTTTTCTTCCGGTTCTTCGTCAAAGTCATCATCGGTCAATTCAGAATCATCGTCTTCATCTTCCGGTTCTTCCTTCTTTGACTTTTTGGATTTCTTTTTGGGTTCATCGTCTTCGTCTTCATTTTCTGGTTCACCGGCGTAGAGCATTTCTTTTAGCTCATCATAATCTTTAACGATTAGGATGTCATCGAGGTCGATTGCCTGTTCAAGAATGTCCTCACTTAAATCTTCCTTTGCAGCCTTGAAGTCCACTCGAACAGCTTTATAACCTGAAAAACCACCTTCCGGTTCTTCAAACAAAACCTTCAAATATTGATGGTCTTCTGGAAGATAAAAGTCCTCTTTGTTATCCTCATGGTCTTCAAACTCTGCTTCGAGCGCACGCTTGATTTCCGGTGCAAGATAGAAGTGTGGAGTGTGGAAGAATAAGACAGTTTCCTTATCCCTTTTCATATCCACAACATTGACGATAATTCTCCGACTCGGTTTCAAGGCGTCAATCGTCTTTTCATCTGCTTCTGGGTCATCTGCAAGTTTAGCCCGAAACTCACAAATAGGACATGGTTTCTTTAAGGTTCTGGCAGGACACACCACCCAGTCATCATTCACGCCTATATTTCGGTGCATATAAAATGTTTTCTCCCACCAATATTCACCAGCTTCCACAAATTTGTTACCTTTCTTGGAAACGTATGGGATGATGTCAAGAAACTTTGTTCCAGCAGATTTTATGGACAACTTCTTTGTTCCGTCTGGAAGGTTAAACATAGACGCAAAATCACCTTCCGCTTCTTCTCTCCATTTTGCCATTGCTCCTGATTTTTTATGCTTCTTACGCTTTTCTCTTTCTTTTTTTGACATACTTTTTACTCCTTTTACATTGTTCTTTCATCTTTATGTTCTAATTGCCATCTACGTTTAGACGTAAAATATCCATAAGTAGCCCATCTGCCTATGCTATAAGCTATATATGGAACTACAAAAAATACGAATACAAAACAACCTAATAATAAATCTTTATATGTCACGATTAGCTTTCTTTTTCTTAACCCTTCTGTGTCTCATCCCAAACTCATCTTCATCAGTCCTGATATTTTGTTTGGGACGCGCAAAATAATTACGAGTGTCCTGACCGTCGAGCATGCTTAAAGATGTTCTTCTGTGGTCTAAGGATTTAGTTGCAGCCTCAAGCATGTTCACCCTATATTGAGCGTCTATGTAATCCTGATTCGCTTTTTTGTACTTTTTGTTTCTTAGTGTGGCACTCTTTATGGCATTTTCGGTAGGTTTTTTATTGGGGTCAAGCCCACACTTTTCCGGGTGTTCTCTGATTTCGATGTCAACCTCCGCTTCAATTACTTTTAGCTGTGCTTTGGCTTCATCTAATGCTTTAAGAGCCTTTGCCATCATCCTGCCGTAATCCCAGACCAGATAAGGTTGGTTTTCAGCCTCATCATCCAGACGGGTTTTGTCTATTTCTAAGATGTTTTCAAATTCTTTTTCTTCTGAGGCATCCATAATAATTCCTTAATCTACTATATTATATACTATTCATTTACTAAAATCTCGTAACATCCTAAAATAATTCCCGAAAATTTACAGTCAAAAAAATTATCACGAAATGCTTCTAACATACGATATGCACGTGCGTTAGGAGATTTCAATAAAACAGTCGTGGCATAGCTAAGAATCATCCACCTAATTGGTTCAGGGTCTTCATTCCTTAAACTCGCTAAAATGGGGGTTATGTCATTCCACTTAGTTTTTGTGTTTATAAGTTTCCTCGCTATTTCTATGGCAGCAGTTGTTGTGGATGCTTTGGTAATAGCATCGAGTTGTTTTTTCTTATCATCAAGTTTATGTATTTTCTCTAATATTTGTAAGGCTTCTCTTGCCGAACCACCAGAATATTTGGTTATTTTTACCAAAACTTCATGTCCTAAATCTATTTTTTCCTTCTTACAAACATTATCTATAATGTTTAACAAACTATCTTCATCTATGGGATTTAATTTTATTTTCAAACATCGTTGTTTAACACCATCTATTACTTTTTCCGGCTCAGTAGTGGCAAGTATGAAATAAGCATGGTCTGGTGGGTCTTCCAAAAGTTTTAGCATAGCATTTTGGGCATCGTTGGTGGTTTTGTGAATTTCATCTAATAACCAAACCCTGACATCACCCATCATAGGCGATTGATTTACAATGGCACGAATATCCCTGATAGAATCTATGCCACGATAGTCAGCAGAGTTCTTTTCATCAAAGTCAACTTTAGCGCAGCCAAGACTTTTAGCTATTATTCTGGCAAGAGTAGTTTTGCCTGTGCCATAAGGACCATGTAGTAAAATTGCATGAGGAATGTTTCCTGATTTAATTTTGCTGCCAAGTATTTCAACTGCTTCTTCCTGTCCTAAAACATCGTCTATGTTTTTGGGTCTGTGTTTACGATATAATTCCATCATAATCTTGTTATCCTTACATTTTCTGGTGGTTTTGGCTTTCCTAA